ATTCAGGTCTGAAGTCGTCGTCTTCGAGCTCCATGACACCAGTCCCATATGGATAAGACCCATTCAATTTTTGTTCGTTTCCAAAAGCATCACTATCAATTTTTCCTAGGGCGTGTGTATGAATGACATATGCAGAAAAATCGATATTAAAAGCCATGGGAACTGCTAAGTTAGGAGCATCATACCAATTATAAGTGCCGTCAGTTTTAAAATCATGGTTGAAGGAATCTATAGCACAAACCAACCCTGAGTCGCTAGCGGTACCATCAGGGTTGCCAGCGCTAGAATCATATATTAGGTTTGCAAACTTTATCTTGAATAAAGGAGATGCGGAAATTGAATTTGAAATTCCGGAGTTTTTGAAAGCTGGGTATAAATATTGAATTAGTCTATTGAGATCCTCTAAGTTAAATTGGGCTTGTCCTACATCCGAAGCCGCAACTGAGAAGCCGGCACTAATTTTTCTAGAAGTATTTGAAAAAGTAACAATAGGATCTTGTCGACCAAAAACTGTAGTCGATGACCAGTTTGGAGTATAATTATTTTCTATTTTTGTTAACATTGCCGGGAACTTAACAGTTCTCCCCCAAATAACTGAATAGAACTCTAAGAAATATCCTTTTCCCTTTGCATAATCGCTATGTACATTAATTGCCACTTTCTTTTTTCCCCTACTGACTAAGTTCTATATCTTACAACTCTTTTCATTCTACTATTCTCTCGATTGTCCATCCATTGGCCGAGTTTTTTGCCATCTAGCTCAATGACAATCTTTTCACCGCCCAGAAGCTTCTGTGGGCTTAGTAGGCCGCCTAGGGATGATTCAAAGAGGGACTGCATTCTTGAAATCATTGATGTGTCTCTAGCTGTCCCTAAAGCGGCTTGTGCGGATGTTAAGGCGCCTGCAGCACCACCCCCCGAAGATAGTTCTACTTGAGATGTTAAGGCGTCTGCTGCATTACCCCCCGAAGATAATTCTTGTACTACTTGGGTGATATTGTCGATATTTTCTAATTCATCAATCTCCCTAAGAGCATTTGCGATTCCTTCTGTTACCCCTTGGAAAGTAACTAATTTGGTGGTATCTTCAATTCCATTAATGGCTTCAATTATATCCCTTATAGCCGTATTGGCATCGGAGAGGCCGCTGCTCAAAGAGCCTATCTGAACTAGGGATTCTAAAATTGTGGCCATAGAAGAAGCTTTTTCGGCATCTAGCTTGTTGAAAATAAAGACAAACGCACCAAAAGCAACATTTAGAGCGATGAGGGCGCCGGCCAACATCGCGAATGCGCCCCACAACAAAGGATTGGTGGCGAAGAAAGCAAAACCGGCGAGTGCTAAGGTCATAGTGACGAGAGCGGCGCTGAATGCCCAGAGGCCCGCGGCAGCGGCGATGGCTTGCGCTGGACTTAAGTCATTGAACGATTTGACAAACAAAGACATCCCGAACGCGGCTAGCGCCACGCCGCCTCCCATCATAAGAAATGCAGCACCGATTGCCAAAATGGCGCCAACAGCGGCGACGCCGACGCCAGATGCGACGATGAGACCAAGGCCGGCTAGCATAAGGACCATAGTGGCGCCGAAGACACCGAGCGCGAACGATATAGCCAATATTTGGCCCGCGTCGAATCCCGCAAACGCTTTGACGAATTCAGCCATGCCAAGGGCGGCGATGGCTATACCGCCACCGATCATAAGGAACGCAGCACCAACGGCGAGGAGGCCCTTGGCGCCTTGTTTGGCCGCTTTGCCGGCGTCGCCAATAGCATTCCCAAACGATCTTACGCCCGGTTCAAGGCCCTCAAGACCTTTGCTAACGCCTTCTGAAAGTGATTTGGTTACTTTCCCGGCCGATTCTGCTACGCTCTCGGTGGTCCCGGTGGCGGCGTCGGTGATTTTGCTGAGCACTTCCCCAATTTGGGTTTTGATAAACCTCAAAGCCTTACGGGATGCGAGCTGGAGGAGCTTGAGGCCGAGCATAAAGGTACCGAATGCCAGCACAGTCGAGGCTATGCCCTTTCCGAAGACTTTATCCAATGTGGTACCAAAAGAAAGAAAGGCGTTGACGACCGTGTTGAGAGCGCTGACGATGGGGCCGGCGGCTACCGCTAAATTACCAAAGAGAACAGTAAACTTTTCCATTGCCGTTGAAGCATCGCGGGTTCGTTGAGCGAGTTCCTCTTGCGACATTCCGACATTCATTATTTCCGCGGCTGTTCTTTCCACTTCTTGTGAGGTTGAAGAAAGAAGTCTCGCTGTCTCCTCAACGCTCATGCCCATGGCTCTAGCTAGCTCGCGTCGTTGGAAGCGCGACATTGATTCAAAGTCCCGACCAGATGATTGCATGCTCTCTCTTAAGAGTTGTGCGCGTTCGGCTTCGGTAGCATTTAGAAGAGTGTAGGTATCAATTAGGTTTCCACCGAGGACCATATTCAAGCGACCGGCTGCTTCAGCAGCGTTTTCAAACGTATCGTACTGGCCCATCAAGCCTTGTAATTGACTAACTGACATTCCAGTTAGTTTTGCTTCGGCTGCCAAACCCTTGAAGACTTCAATTCCACTTTCTCCAAACTTAGCCAGTATTTCTCCACTACCAGCAAAATCACTAGACAGCTCCTGCATCGACACGCCTAATGCATCAGCAGTTCCTGCTAGATCCATCATGGTACTTCTAGTTGTACCAGGATCCATATGGACTATGTTAGATAAAGCTTCGGCGGTACCCGCAGAATCAAAGCCAAGTTTGTCTAATTGAGCTGATAGTAGAGTGAACTCTTTTCGCTGAGCTTCTGAAAGATGAGTAAAATCTTTAAACTTGTTCACCAAGGAATCAGTAGTTTCGGCTAGATCTCCTACTGATATCCCCAGTGTGGATACTTCTTGACGTAATGATAGAGACTGTGCTGAAAATTCTCTAGATAAACCGGTTGATTTTACAAAAGAAGCCTGAAGTTTATCAAACTCTAATATGAGATCTTTTGTCATGCTGAAAACTTTGTCAAGCGTAGCATATAAAATGTTCATACTTGCAAAGTGCTGCATGGTACCGGCGGAACTTTGCAAAAAGGCCGCGCCGAGGTTCGTAATTGACTGGCTCAGGCCGCCCATGACCCCTTCGCGCTTGCCCTCCTGGTCTGTTATCCTTTGAGCCTGTTGAAGTACTTGATTGTTAATGCTTATTAGCTTCGATCCGGCCACTTTGCCGATGGCGATGCCCTCTTTCCTAAGCTTAAGTTCTTCGTCCTGAGTTTCTATGTGCTTCTTTTGTTGCGCGACCAGATCGTTCAGCCTTGCAATCTCTTCCTTGGTGCCTTCGCTCTGCGCTTGGGCCAACTCTATGTTTAGCTGCTTTAGCTTTTTTTCCTCCTCTAAGGCGTGGATTTGCGCCGCTGCTAAAACATTAGCCTGTTTTGCATCCTCTTCGCGCACCTTCGCGATCTTTACATTTAGGTCGTAAATCTCCCTCCTTAGCCTAAGTTCTCGATCGCTGAGATCGACGTCGCGACGGGTGGGCATATCTCTTGCTGGTTCTGCTGGAGATGGAGGAGAAGGGGCTCCACCGGGTGGGTCTGTAGGGTCTGACATTTAGAGAACTCCTAACTTTTATTTGAGAGGCCAAATAAGGCCAGTCTCTTCTTCAAAAGTCCTAACTAGTTTATCTAGATCTGATTTTATTGCGTGGGAAGATGGGTGATCTGCCCCCCTCTTCTTGAGGGAGTTGAAATATACTTTTTCTTTCTTTGCCGCGGCGAGAAATGCTTCAACCTGCTTCGGAGTTCCGCGGACAGTCTCGGGAGCTTGAGCCAATACGGAATCTTTTGTTTCACTTACTGGAAACATTTTGAAATAAGCGTCGAGGCCAATTAGTTTCATTAGAGCTAGCTTAAGTTTCGCGCCTTCTTCGCGGAGACCTTCATCCAACTTTGTGAAATCTAAAATAAGATCTTCTTTTCTTTCGTTCATCTCTCTTCTCCTAACATAAGTAAATAGTTTTTAAAATAAAACCCCGCCGGGGCAGGGGTTATTTAGATAGATTATTTACCTTTTCGCGTTATCTATTTTCTCTTTCTCATCTTCAAACTGCCTAGACAGTCTCCTTATGAACCACTTTCTTAGCCCTACTGGAATGTGATAGCTTTCGAATAAGGAATATCCTCCGTGGTATTTTAGAAGAAAAATCTCTTCATAAATTACTTCTTGATATTTAGATGTCAGGCCAAAAAAACCGAAAGGTGACAGGCACCTCCACCTCGTTCTCCATGTCGCAAGACTTACATTCAAAGTTTCCAATCATCTGTGCGTTTGGAGGTACGGCTTTGATGATTTTCTTTAAGTACTTTGAGTCTTGTAGGGGCATATGGTCTAAATATTTTGATATGAGTTTATCATCACCATTTACGGCTACTATCATTTGTCTGAATCCTTCTAATTGATCAGAGAATTCCATATCATATTTTTCATATTTCTTTTTCTTGGCGGCTAACACTTTTTCATCAGCAGAAGTCAAAAATCTAAGTGTTACACTCAATTTAGATTTGGGCATTTGAATTGTAAATGTCCCATCCTCATTACTTTCTATTCCGTCTTCATAGGTAGCTTCTTTATAAATAACACATTCTTCTAAATCATATGTAATTTCTTGTTTCTCGTAACAATGCCGACAAAAACTACTAACTGGATATTCTTTTCCGTACGCAGATACTCTAGCTTGAATTAACAATGCGTTTTTATCTCCGACTAGAAGATCATCAAGATTTAGATTTTTATCTACTACTATAGATTCCAGAAGGCGATCTACGACGGTACCTTGTTTGATATATGCTTGGTTGACCAATATATCTTCCTGTTTCGCCGTCATTGGCTTGAGTTCTATAGCGGGATTCGCTCGGAGTATGTGACCTTCGGGGTAGTGTACTCCTTTTGATGGAAGCTCAACAATATCGTTGGCTTCTATAAAAGAAAAATCACCAGTTGCTTCCTGTAAAACAGGAACTGGTGATATATCTTGGTTTTCTAAGCTAGCGCCTAAACGCTCCGGGTTGTTTCTCATTTATCTCCTTTATTGTTTCGGCGGGGGCTAGCCGCGGTTCTCCGGGCGAGCTTCACCGAAGCCGACAAGCGGAGCCGCGCCCGCCGCGGCCGTGAAGAAATCATACCTTATTTCTACTTTGATCTCAGTAGGATCTTGACTGTCATATGATAGACCTTGGGGAAATTCTAGATCTTTTATCCAAGAATTTACGAGTTGGATGTGAAACTCGTCTTTGTCATCTTGGGCACTGGCGCCCAGCTGGCTAATAGTTACGGTTCCCAGGCCGCTCGATGCGTCGCTTTTTGTGATTAATGATGCGTTGGCCACGTTCACATCGGACGGTATTTGATACCCACCCTGCATAAACGACCCGAGTATATTCTGTGATATCTTTTTATCAATAGCATCTACCATCGTAAAAGATACTGTATTATATGTGACAGTTCCCGGGAAATAAAATGTATGATTGAGAAACTTATGTGAACCTTCCTCAACAGTTATTTTAGGTAAGGTTACATTCTTTACAACCCATACCGGGACCTCGCCAATCGTAAGTAAAAATTTAAAATTTCTTCTTGGTTCAACTCCACTATTTGACCAAAAGGTACCTTCTGCTACGTCTGCCATTATCTTTTCTCTCCTTTATTATAAATAGTGCTAGTCATCAAAACTAGCGCCCGAGCGGAAGATTTCGAAATCTAGAGCAATAAACTCAATTGACTTCGCCGGCTTGAGTAAAATTCGGGCATACATTACATTTCTATCAACCAATTCCGGTGTGGTGGTTGTATTATCCAGTATCAATCTATAGTCCTCTAAGCCAAGCTGGCCCTTTACATTCGAGAGGAAAGGGTTAACTCTTGCCGTGAATCTTCTCCAAGTGGCTTGAACGTTTGGCTCAAATAACATTGTATTAGCAATTCTAGAAATTTCCTTCTTGACATAAATTAGAAGGCGACGTACGTTTACTCTATCTAGCGCAGAAGGAGTTGCCTGTAAGGTCTTCTGCCCGTAGATAACAATGCCCTCTGCGGGGAATTGAGCAATCGGGTTGACGTTTACTTCATAGAGGTTATCGCGATCGATCGCGCGAAGTTGTTTTGATACGCCGGTAGCGGTAATACCGGAACTCTGCGCGGATATGCCGCCGCGGCTGAAGCCCGCAGGAGCAAACCACGGAGCAGCAATATTATCGGTATATCCGTAAGCGGCCATGGCGGCAACTGTTGCTGGTACGTAGAGTCTAATCCCAGTACCCGGGTCAGATATCTGTACAGCAGGGTAATAGGCGGCGCCGTAAGAACTATTAAACCCGCGGGTTCTCATCGCTGTTACCGCAGAGTTAACATTAGGAAGCGTTACGGGGTTGGTACCTGCTTGCGCAAGTGTCAGTTCATAACGCGGCTTGTAATCATTTTCAATATCTATAAGCGCAAGAGTGTCTCGGCGCTCTTCGGCCATATTGACAAGATAGTCAGTGATGCCAGTTACTGAAATACCGGGAATGCTGCAAACATTGTGTTCGACGACATCCGGATCTCTTATGATATCAACAGCTTTTCTCAAAGTGAAGTATTCGTAACTAGTTGTATCTGTCTTGTCGGTAAGAAGTCGGTTAGCAAAAGGTTCCGGCTGCGTAATGTCAAAGCCATCAAATGCAGCAAATAGCGGCAGTGTGAAATTGTTTATTCCGTTATCAAGCAACGTTGTTGTGAAACTGCCGGTGCCGCGGAGTGAGTCATTCGCGACTCCGCGCGAACCGCTTACATAAACTGGAGCGCTTGTTGAACCTGATATATCATCAAGTGTGAATATGAATGAATATCCAGTCTCGCCAGATGTTGCAGTGTAATCGTTGGCTAGCTGGCTTGAGAGAAAACGGTTGTAGTCTACATAACCGTTGTCGCGGCGTCCAAACACACCTTGAGGATGAACCCCGTAGAAAGCTTTTTTAGGAGTCGCGACACCATCTGAACCGGACTGTCGTAAGACTAGTTTGGGGAATGATAGTGAAACACCGAATGTGGTACCAAGTGTTTGGCCGGTGTATCCGGTATCTGTTACTCCGGTTGAGCCAGATATGCTCATCGCCGCAAGAGCAGTTTGTACGCTTATTGACGCAGAGGTGTCGGTCGCAGTGGCAGTCTGTGTTAGGTAGCGAGGTGGACCATAGAATCCGGCCGGGAGGAGGGTGGCGTTGATGGCGCTGTTTCTCACTTCATCTGCTACTTCTATTCGTACAAATTTTGACATATTTTGGAATTCACCATATGTATCATAATATTTGTCATCAGCATTCCAACTTACATATTGATCTCCGATCTTTCTAGCAACGTAGTTAGAGGATGCGGGATCTAGATTACAGTTGGTGTAGGACTCTAAAATCTTCATAGAGTTATCTGTATCGTCAGCTTCTCGTACAAAGACATCAAATGTTCCGTATCCATATACAGTTGGGTTGACGGCTGCTTTGATGTTCGCAATGGAAAGTTTAACATGCTTGTTATCCCAATCTCCGCGGAAATCTTTTGCAGCAAATCTAAATAAAGTTTGCATACTTTCTGGAGCATAAGAAGCAGTATCCTGAGATGTGTCCTGACAGAAGATCCAGCCAGATTTTGCGACAATAGCTGTAGATTCCTTTACGTCATGACCAATACTGTTGCCACTAAGCTCATCCTTGAAAATAAAAGCAAACTGGCTGGCTGGAACTTGTGTGGGGGCGCCCGATCGGGAGGCACATACACTCTCAGCAACAGAAGACTCATAAGTCTCACCCAACCAGTAAGTTAGGTTGTTTGAGGAGCCATATATAGTAGTGTTTGTTAGTTGGGGATTTGTGTTTAGAACTTTTCTAATGTACAAATCAGAATTAGGATTAAAATCGAATGTAGCCGTCAAAGCACTTCCGGCGCCATTGTAGTTATCAATACCAATAGAGAAAGTTAAATCCCTAGAGTCGGATGCATCATTGGGGGTCAAAACTCCGTTAGTTGCGCTTCCAGCAGCATTCCTAGAAACGCTTAATGGGTTTATCGAAGTGGAAGCATCCATGGTGTAGATAACGGCGGCCAATGAGGCAGTTATTTGATCGCACACCGCGACCCCGGTACCAGAAACGGCGGTGGCCGCAAAGAGACCAACAGCCTTTTGAGCATCCCAGCCGGCTTTTCCGGATGCGCCATCGGCAAGGCCGGCCTCTTCATTACCCATTAGTTTAACGTACGTTACAGGTCCGCTATTTTTAAGATAAGCTTCAGCAGCGTAGAGTCCATAGGTGGGAGCGGCGCGGTTTCCTTTGCGCCAGACATCACCAGATTCTCCACCCGGGTGGGGAGGTCCAAATGTGGCATAGAGGTCCTGGGTTGACTCCAACCTGACTGGCACCATGCCAGGGCCGCTCAGGGCACGACCAATTACAACAGGTCCAATGTTCTCATTTGTTTTAGGGATTCCAGATCTATCAATTTCTGCTACCTGTACTCCAGGTGAGACAAAATTAAATTTTTCGATGGGCATTTAAACTTCTCCTTGGGATAGTTATATAAAATTTTGAATTCAATAGTAAATAGTTAGTACATTTGCAAAAATCTAACCTATGATAAAATTACTGATTCTTTTGGAAATTTATACTCTACAAAGTTTTCTTCAATTACAATATTTGGTCTTTCATTATTAATGTATTTACCAAAAAGATAACCAATAATATTAAATGTAATTTTTGCTTCTAATTTTCTTTGCTCTTCTCCTAGAGCGCTAGAGTTATCTGAGATATCATAATTTTGATCTATAAAAAGCTCATATCGATAATTATCATATTCTATAACTTGGTAATTAATATTTCCGGTTTGAGTTATGAAAGGCTGCAGCATCTCATTCATCTGCTGGGTATATAGAGAGGTGAGGGTGGTAGTATACACGGGATTTATATGAACGACTTGAGGTATTCTAAAAAATTGATATACAACTTTTGGACTTTTTCCTCTTCTATTATACTGTCCTGTTTGTCTTTTCGATAATGCATTACTAAATTCTTTCGTTTTTTGTTGCATTATTCTTTTTGCGATCGTTATCGAGGCACCGTTTTCTCCAGGTGGTATATTCCCTTGAAATATTCCCTTCTTGGTTGGATCTTTCGATAAGCCAGTTCTTGCCACGGTTATTATAGGAAAGTTCAATACATCCTTTTTTCTCGGATCTTTCTTTGTGTACCACGCTCTTTCCGATCCTTGCCAAACAACGGGGACTTTTTCGAAGCCAGTATTTGATCTACAACTAATATCTAAAGTTTCATTGACAAAGTTAAAAACTGCTC